AGTGGACAGGTCAATACACTGGTAATTATACTGGCGCATACAACCAGCAGTTTACTCGTCAGTGGACTGGTCAGTATACTGGTGTATACTCAGGCACTTATACTGGTGCATACAACCGACAATTCACTCGTCAGTGGACTGGTCAGTATACAGGTAATTACACCGGAGTATACGCAGGAACATACAACCAGCAGTTTACTCGTCAGTGGGCAGGGTCATACACTCGACAGTATACTGGACCAAATGCTGAAACATACAACCAACAGTTTACTCGTCAATGGGCAGGGTCATATACTCGCCAGTATACTGGTCCTAATGCTGAAACCTACCAAGGCACATATCAGAACCAGTATACTGGAGGATTTACCGGATCTTATGCTGGAGCATATGCTGGCAGTTATGCAGGTGGGTACAATCAACAGTACACTCGCCAGTGGACTGGATCTTATGCTGGAGCATATGCTGGTGGTTATGCGGGTGGGTACAATCAACAGTACACTCGCCAGTGGACAGGTTTTTACGTAGCATTTTTCGGTGGTTTCTCTAGCGTTCCAAGTCCTGAGACATATCAGAACCAATATACCAGAACTTGGACTGGAGTCTATACCGGATCATATACTGGTGCATACGCTGGGGCATATCAGAACCAATATACCAGAACTTGGACTGGAGTCTATACCGGATCATATACTGGTTCATACGCTGGGGCATATCAGAACCAATATACCAGAACTTGGACCGGATCATATACTGGATCATATACTGGTTCATACGCTGGTAACTATGATAGACAATATACCGGAACTTGGACTGGAGTCTATACCGGATCATATACTGGTTCATACGCAGGAACATACAACCAGCAATTCACTCGTCAGTGGACAGGTCAATACACTGGTAACTATGATAGACAATATAACAGACAATGGACTGGTAACTATCAGAATCAGTATACTGGGGCATTCACTGGTAACTATGATAGACAATATAACAGACAATGGACTGGTAACTATCAGAATCAATATACTGGGGCATTCACTGGTAACTATGATAGACAATATAACAGACAATGGACTGGTCTATACAACAACCAATATACTGGTTCATTCACAGGCGCATATACTGGTGTGTATGCTGGAACATATGCAGGTGCTTACCAGAATCAATACACCGGAACGTTCTCTGGTAATTATGTAGGAAACTACGCTGGTACTTACCAAGGATCGTATCAAAATCAATACACCGGAACTTTCTCTGGCGTATATGCTGGCACATATCAGGGTAACTTCCAGAATCAGTATACCGGAACTTTCTCTGGTAATTATGTAGGAAACTACGCCGGAACTTATCAGGGTAATTTCCAGAATCAATACACTGGAACTTTCTCAGGTGTATACGCCGGAACTTATCAGGGTAACTTCCAAAATCAGTATACCGGAACTTTCTCAGGCAACTACGTAGGAAATTACGCCGGAACTTATCAGGGTAACTTCCAGAATCAGTATACCGGAACTTTCTCAGGTGTATACGCCGGAACTTATCAGGGTAACTTCCAAAATCAGTATACTGGTTCATTTACAGGAATATATTCAGCACCATATACTGGCACATTTGCTGGATCGTATCAGAACCAGTATACTGCTCTGTATGCTGGCGACTACGCTGGAACATACCAAGGCACATTTGCTGGTACATATGCTGATCAGTATACGGGTCAGTTCTCCCAGCAGTATACTGGATTGTTCGCTAATCAATTCACTGGACAATACACTGGTGCATTTACTGGTCTGTATACTAAGCAGTACAGTGGACAATATACGGGCGATTTTGCTGGAGGATACAGTCAGGCATTCACTCGTCAGTGGTCAGGATCATATACTGAACAATATAGTGGAACTTATTCCAGACAATTTACTGGAACATATACTGCAGATACTATCCAAGCAACCAAAGAAACAGTATCTACAGTAGCACTTTGGGTCCGAACTGCATAAAATCCCTTGACATTACTAGAAAAAAGCGGTATATATAATGTATTGCTACATTAATTATGGAGTCTTATGATGGCATCTTCACCTATCACAAATCGTAAAATTGAAAATCCTTATTGGGCAAATAAGGAACGCGAACACATTATCGCAGAATTCTATTATCCTGATACGGATAAAAGAGTTACTGCATCAATCATGAATGATGGTAATAATCGCGACTATAAAGAAATTCTGAAAAATTTCAGCATCGAGCAACTCGATGCTAACACCAATCGTCGTAAGGAATTGCGCGACGAAGAGATCAAGCGCAATGACGATCGTCGCAAGGCAGACATGGAAAAGGTTAAGCAGGAGCAACTTTTTGCTGCCAAACTTGATGCGTTTGAAATTGATGTCATCAAGAACTCATCCAACAGAAAAATGAAGTCGAAGATTCGTAAAGCAAAGAGCGTAATCGAGATCACTGCTCTTGCTGCTATTCTTATGACGGAAGAAAGTGCTAATGTCGAATAATGGATTTTTGTATGCTGTCTCTAGATACAAAGGATTCTACAGAGCAGCAAAAAACTCAGCAATCTCTCTAAAAGATTATTATCCGGATGCTAAAATTACATTATTCTGCGGCAATCCGGATTGGATCAAAGAAGAAGATTATGATATTTTTGACAACATCGTAACTGAAAATGTTCCTAACGACAGAAGGGCGAAGTTGTGGGCACTAGACCAAACCCCATACGACTTAACCGTGTATGTTGATGCTGATACTGAAATCGAGCACGAGGATATTCAAACTGTTTGGGATCAAATTCCTGAAGATGTTGACATTCTATTTACTGCTAATAGACCTTATAATGCTAAGATTACCATGCTTTCAGAAACTGAAGAGATGACTGAGCATTGCGGATTATTTCTATATAGAAGTAATGAAAGAACTTTAAAATTAATGCGTGCATGGTATGACGAATATTGGAAGCAGCAGGATGAAAACTTTGATATGATGCACTATCCTGAAGAGGCACGATATTGGGATACCTTTACTATGTGGAGATTATTGAATCTTTTTGACTTTGGTGTTAAATATGCCAGATTCCCAGATCCAGATGCTAAGTGGAACTTTGTGTCTGGATATAAGGAAGAAGAACTGATGGGTCACGAAAGAATTATCTACCACTATACCATTCCTCAAAATTTACTCTAGGATAAAATTATATGCTGTTTACCGAATCAATTTCAGATGAACTGTTAGATATCTTGATGCCATATACTGAGTGGTTCTTTGCTCAGAACGATCATGACATTCTAGCAGGTCCAGAAGAATTTCGCGCGAAGCGTGCAGGCGGTTTAACGTGGGAAACTGCGACTGATGAAAAATACTTAGAACACATTAGGTCAAAAGGCGATAAGCACATCGGATTCCCAGAGACCGTTGTCGCAACAGATATGAGTCAGATGTATCGCGAACCATGGTTTCCTTCGCAACACCATCACAAGCAACAGGAACTAAATTCAGAATTAATCGCATTCCTCGGTGCTAGAAACGTCGCGGTTCATACGTATTATCCTCCTGGTGGATTCATGGGTTGGCACACTAATCATAATGCCACAGGATACAATATTCTCTTAACGTATAATCCAGTCGAAGGTGGTGGATTCTTTAGATGGTATGATTACGTCAATGATGAAATTCTCACTCTACCCGATCCAGTGGGTTGGTCATGTAAAGTTGGGTATTACGGAACATATCCCGAAAAGGACAGCGGTAATATGATTTACCATTGCTGCGGTAATACTGAAAAGAGATTGACTTTTGGTTATATCGTACCTCACCTCGATATCTGGCAAAGTATGATCGAAGATATCTCAGGAAAAGATGCGTCACACTTTGGTAAATTATATCCCGATTAATTTACTTCTTACCAATAACCATAAATCTATCGAAGTCAACCATGCCTTCCCAAGACCAATATGATTGCGTAATAGAACCGGAATAAAACACATCCTTAACACCTACGTTTTCAATGTGTGCTTCGATAGTCGGGACGCAATTTATCCCATACATCTCACGAAATACTGTCGAAGATTGACAAGCAAAGATGCAATCTTTGTTTGCGGTAGTCAGATTCTTCAATGGGTACATCGCCTCACACGAAACAGAAATAACGATATCTGCTGGAAGAGCATTAATATCGTGGTAAGCAAAAGGCACATCCCAGTTGAGATGGTTTAATTCGATCCCGCTGTCAGAATAGTGTTTGTTGAATACCTTCGACAACTCGAGAGCATCATTGTCAATATCAATTAGAGTTAATTTTTTGACATTTAAATTCTCACAAAGAAGCGGGACGAGGGGAAACCCCAACCAAGAATTTAGAATTATAATTTCTTGTTTTTTGTTCAGGTCTACGTGCCTTTGAAGTCTTTCCACCATCCATATTGCAGCGTCCATAGAATTGGGATTGAGAGACTTTCGAAAATCCTCATGCTTCCATGGCATCTCATGGTTGATCTTTTCTAAACCCAATCCCCAATGACGGTAACTGTTCAGGTAATTATATTTTAACATCTTCAGGTCTTTCCATAGAATCGTATAAACAAATCAAAGGTTCTTTTCTGAGCACCTTCTTCTCAATATCAGTAGGCCACATATACCCGTGGTTGTAACTGTAAAACCAACTGTCGGGGAAGTAATTTATCTTTAATAGACGTTCGCGTTGATGCCCAAACATGTTGTCTAGTCCTCTGTAGTAATAGAACATCTGATCTGCGTAGTCTCTGGTGAATTTAGTTATTTTATCAATATCTAATTTATCATTCCACCGGAGAACACTCGAGTTTAATTCAGTATACTTGTGCGGCACATCCTTGGTGTCTAGTTTCATTTTGTTCAAGTTGTGCCAGTGAGTTCGAATAAACGTCAATCCATCTTCCGGATCTTGTTCGACGATACAATCTATGTTATTCTGTATCGTAATGTCTAGATCGAAAAACAACTTCTCGCCTTGTTTACGAATTAAGTTTCGATCAAACAGATATAACTTGTTCCACCACTTCTCATAATAATTGTCTTCCGGAATGGGTATAACTATGACCTCAGGATCTAATCCAGTAGCATCCTCTGTTATGCAATGAAATTCAAACTCGGTTGTGATGAATTTCTTGCAATCTTCTAAGAGACGATTTACATACTTGGAACCATATTTGGTCCCCCATTTCACAGTATAGATATTAATCATCATACATTCCAATGTTGTAAAAGATCTGGATCAACCAACGATTCTTGTTTCACTTTGCCTCTGCGGTTATCTTCAAATGGTAACAAGTCTACGTTGAAGACACATAGAATACAGTTCTTTCTATATTTAGCGACCTCTAAGTCACCAGAATCCCAGTCGCGACCTCTATTATATGAATATGCAAAGGTGCTTGGAAAGTGCTTCCATAGAGGTGTGTTGCTGAATTCACCCCACCTCCAACTATGATAGTTGTCTGTTCCATCAGTAAATGTGAACCAGATCCTTTCTTGGTGTTCCAAAACATCATTCCAGATACACTCCGTTTGATCATCTGACCAAACCATGCAACTACCATTCGTGTATGCACCATGTGCCAACTTGAAGTTTCTAGACTTCATAGGTCGAGGATCTTGCCACCAAGAACGCAATTTGGTCGGATTCTCAAAATCATATGTGATAATCGGCGACAGGTCGTTCTGAATGATTACATCCAGATCGAAGAATACAAATCTGCCAGTTGGTTTATCTTCTGCGAAGTTGTGGGTGTTGAAGATAAAGGTCTTGGGTCGATCCCAGCAACGGGCCATACCATATTTGAAATCGTCTGATCCGAACCAGTATTTCGGGTGGATATCTGGGATGTCTGGGAAGTCGATGACTTTGATTTCATCTTCAAAACCTTCACTGTTGTCCGTATAGCAATAAAAATGAAACTCGAAACGTTCTGGGGTATGCTTCTTTGCCATTCGATATAAACGGTTGACGAAATCGGTGGAGTATTTGGTTCCCCATTTACAGCAAATGTAGTTTACTCTCATTGCCACAACCTAACTATATTCTCGTCTTTACAATCAGCAAGTTCTAAGAACTTCTTGGCAGATGGATGCGGCACATTATCGGTATTGAATAGGCATATCTTGGCATCAGGTCTGAATTTAAAAGGTTCTAGGTCATCTAAGTGTTTACCTCTATTCCAAGAATAAATCCAACCTCCTGGTACATCATTCCAGAACTTTCTCTGCCTCCAGTAGTGATAGTTGTCGCTACCTTTGAAGTATGTTTTGAAAACTGCCTCAGAATTTTGTAAAACATCTTCATAGATGTGCTTCGTCGAATCATCAGGCCACATAGTAACACTAGAATTGTAGAATGTTCCGCGAATCTCTATAAAAAGTCTGTCGTGTTTTTGTGACTCTGGTTGCCATCTGCAATATATCATTCTTGGTTTCTGTGAGAGAGTTTCAATCTCTGTTATGTCTTCTTGGATGACCACATCAAGATCTAAGTAACACCAGTTACCTTTGTATCCTAACCATTCTTTAGAATTGAATATCAGAAACTTGGCACGATCGAAACAAAAATTTTCTTTTCCAAAATAGTATTTTGGATGAAGCAATCCATCATCAGGGATCGGAGCAGTGTCACAAATTATGTCGGTCGAGTCATCAGTATAACAAGTGAACGTAAATTCCTTCTTATAGTTTCTCTTTACCATGTTGTATAGGTTATTCACATACTTCGCGGGGTATTTGTCACCCCACTTGATGCATACGAAATTCGTCATATTTTTTATCTGCTCCAGGAAACTGATCCAATCCATTCAGCAATGCTATAGTGTAATCAGGTCTATACTTGAACGATTTATTATCGTCATCGACCCCATAGTAATCAGCACCATACACGAATGAATAAAATTCGCCTTTCGGAAAAGTATTCAGTTCTATATCCTCGTGCCAAAGAAATCTATCATCACCCCAATATTTGGTTTGATAATAATCTGAGTGTTCATAAAATGTCTCCCAGATAGATTTTGCAGCAGAAGATCCCGATCTCCACAACACAGCACTTGAGTTATAGTTGCTCATATAGCGCATAGAATGTGTGTCGCCCATGAATTCAGGAAATCCTTTGTTCTTCCAGAAAGTATATACTATTGTTGGGGTTTCGTCAATATAATTCCATAAATGGTCTATATCTTTTTGAATAGAAACATCTAAATCTAAGTATAGAACATCCCCTAAATAGTTAAGATTATACATCCAGATCTTCAACCAATGACCCTCTGCTTCCTCGGGGATAGGTATTGGGGTTATTCTTGAGTCTAAACCTTGTGCGTTGTCTGTTATGCAAAAATAATTATACTGGTATTTTGTTTGTTCTGCTATCTTGTTTACGTGCTCAGAACTATACTTCTCACCATATTTTAGAGTTAAAATGCTTCTCATCAGCACTCCAGTTTTTATAAATAATCGCGTATAGTTTAATTTATAAGGGAAGAAGATGGCGACTGTTCGCAACATATACATCGATCAGGGAACTACGTTTTCGCTATCTGTTCTCGTATCTGATCAAAACGACGATGCTAAAGATCTAACAGAGTACACCATCTCCGCACAGATGAGAAAATCATATTATTCGACCACGTCCACGAATTTCACTGCGACGGCATCAAGACCAACGGATGGCGAGATAACAATATCTCTTACTGCAGCGCAAACAACTGCTCTTAAAGCAGGAAGGTATGTTTACGATATCGAGGCGGCAAGCGACGAAGAAACAATTAGAGTTTTAGAAGGAATTGTAGTGATTAATCCGGAGGTTACTAAGTAATGTCTATTAAAGTATCAGTTCCACTTTCTAATAATATAAATACAAGTGTCGTTAGCAGAAGGACGCAGACCAGAGTCGAGAACCTTCAAGACATAGATTTAACGGGTGTTCAAGATGGATACACGTTGATCTACAATAATACTACTAAAAAATGGGAAGCAGCAGATCCTGCGACAGAAGTGACATTATCAACTATAGATGGCGGAACTTATTAAAACGTCGAGAGGAATAAAAAAAACATGGCAACTATTATTCAAATTAAAAGAAGTTCTGGTTCGGCTGCTCCAGGTACATCAGATCTGGTCGAAGCAGAATTGGCATACTCGCAAGACGCATCTAATGATGGCGTAGGCGCAAAACTTTACATCGAGTCAGTCGATAGCGGTTCGAATCCAGTAATTCATGCGATCGGCGGTAAGTTTTATACCGATGCGATTGATGCCGCGACAGATTCAAACACAGCAAGCACGATCGTCGAGCGTGATGCTTCGGGTAATTTTTCAGCAGGAACAATCACTGCGGCCCTAACAGGTAACGTAACAGGTAACGTAACTGGCGATCTAACTGGTGATGTTACTGGTAACGTAACCGGAAACGTAACCGGAAACGTAACAGGTAATGTTACTGGTAATGCAGATACAGCAACTGCGCTGGCAACTGGTCGTACTATTGCAATCACAGGCGACTTGGCATATACATCAGGTTCGTTCGACGGTACAGGAAATGTTACTGGAACAGGCACTCTTGCGACAGTTAACTCTGATGTAGGTTCTTTCGGTTCAACCACAGCAGTTCCTGTTATTACAGTAAACGCAAAGGGTCTAGTAACAGCAGTTTCAACCCAAGCGATCTCTACATCGTTCGACATTGCTGCTGATACTGGATCAACAGATACTGTTGCTGGTGGTGAAACTATTACCTTTACTGGCGGCACTGGTGTTGCGACAACTGTTGGTGCAAACGAAATTACATTCGATATCGGGCAGGCAGTCGGCACAACTGACAACGTGACCTTTAACAACCTTACTGTGTCTGGCGATCTAACAGTTAGCGGCGATACTACCACCGTAAACACTGCTACACTTACTGTTGAAGATCCTCTGATCATTCTCGCCAACGGAAACAGTTCGACTGACGCAGTTGACATCGGTTTCTACGGTCTGTATGATACATCGGGTTCACAAGACCTCTATGCTGGTCTTTTCCGCGACGCATCAGACGGTAAGTTTAGACTGTTCAAAGACCTTCAATCTGCTCCGTCAACCACAGTTGACACTTCAGGAACTGGATATGCAGTTGCATCTCTCGTCGCGAACATCGAAGGTAACTTAACAGGTGGAACTGTCTCGGGTCTTGCGACTGATATCGCAGTTGCAGACGGTGGTACTGGTGCCAGCACCTTTACTTCGAATGGTATCATTTATGGTAACGGAACTGGCGCACTGCAGGCAACTGCTGCTGGTACCGATGGTTACTTCCTGTACTCAAACAGTGGTACTCCTGATTGGACAAACGTAATTGACGGTGGCACATACTGATAATATATAAGGGAGGGGATTAATCCCCTCCCCCATTTTGGAGATTTATAATGGATGATCAGAATAAGTTTATTAATGCGTATATCAATAATTTGGCAGAAAAATTAAAAGCAATGACTCTTGACGCTGTAATGTTAAATACGCAACTTAATATTGCTAAAGAAAAAGTTGCGGAACTTGAACAAAAAAATCATATTTTAGAGCATGAAGCCGAACAAAGAATAGAAACCATTAAGACATTAATGGACAGAAATGGTGGTTCTGATGAGTTTGATACTTCTGATGGGTATAGCACACCAGCGCAAGAAGAGAAAGCTAGTCTTTCACTATGAGGATTTTAGATGGCAACAGTATTAAAACTTAGACGTGGAACTACCTCCGAGCACTCAACTTTTACGGGAGCAGAGGGCGAAGTCACAGTTGATATCACAAAGGATACTCTTGTTGTCCACGATGGGTCGACTGCAGGAGGGTTTCCTCTCGCGCTAGAATCAGACGTTACGGGCGTAATTTCTCTAACAGATTTATCGGCGACGGATGCTGGTGGTGATGGTTCTTTCACATATGACAACAGCACAGGGGTATTCACATACACTGGTCCATCTGCATCAGAAGTTCGTGCACATTTTAGTGCTGGTACAGGTATAACTCTTACAGATGGTGCAATCGCAACAACAATCACGCAGTATACTGATTCTCTTGCTAGGGCAGCAATCAGTGTAACTGATAGTGGTGGCGACGGTTCTTTAAGTTATAATTCTTCGACTGGTGTCATTACATACGCTGGTCCATCTGCCTCAGATGTTCGCGCTCATTTCAGCGCAAGCACTGGTATTTCCATTACAGATGGTGCAATTTCTACTACTATTACTCAATACACAGATGCCCTTGCAAGAGCCGCAGTATCGGTAACAGATTCCGGTGGCGATGGTTCTCTTTCATATGACAACAGCACAGGCGTAATCACTTACACTGGTCCATCTGCCTCAGATGTTCGCGCCCACTTTAGTGCTGGAACTGGTGTAGCACTCAGTGATGGGCAAATTTCTATCGGTCAGGCGGTAGGAACAACATCTGATGTTACATTCAACGATTTAACTGTCAGTGGAAACTTGACGGTATCGGGTACAACAACAACAGTTAATACCGAGACAATTAATCTCGCCGACAATATTATTCTCCTCAACAGCAACGAAGCAGGAACACCTTCTCAGAATGCTGGTATTGAAGTTGAACGTGGTACTTCGACTAATAAGACACTCGTTTGGGATGAGACAGCAGATAAATGGACTGTCGGTAGCGAGACATTCGTCGCCGGAACATTCGAAGGTGCTTTAACAGGTAATGTTACTGGTAACGTAACAGGCAATGCAGATACAGCGACTTCTGCCGGCAAGTGGACAACAGCAAGAACAATTACGCTTGGTGGCGATTTAACTGGTAACGTGTCGATAGATGGTTCGGCAAACGTAACTTTAACAGCAACGGTTGCTGCAAATAGTGTTGCACTAGGAACTGATACAACAGGTGACTACGTTGCGGGTGCAACTGCCGGCAACTACATCACAGTATCTGGCACTGCCGGTGAAGGTTGGTCACCAACCATTGCAGTCGATGCTACATCCGCAAATACAGCAAGCAAGGTAGTTGCTCGTGATGCATCTGGTGATTTTGCAGCAGGAACAATTACCGCTTCACTATCGGGCAATGCGTCAACTGCAACATCTGCCGGCAAGTGGACAACAGCAAGATCAATCACTCTCGGTGGTGATCTTTCCGGTTCTGTGTCGTTAGATGGTTCATCGAATGTCACACTTACCGCAACTGTTGCAGCAAATTCAGTTGCGCTTGGAACTGATACGACTGGAGATTATGTTGCTGATGTTACTGCTGGCAGTTATATTACTAAAACAGGATCTGCGGGTGAAGGTTGGTCACCAACCATCGCAGTCGATGCAACATCAGCAAACACTGCATCTAAGGTAGTTGCTCGTGATGCATCTGGTGATTTTGCGGCGGGAACAATAACTGCATCATTGGATGGTAATGCATCCACAGTCACCAATGGCGTTTATACCACTGATACTGGCACGGTAACTAATACCATGCTCGCAGGATCAATCGCGAACGATAAACTGTCGAACAGTGCAATTACGATTGCGGGAACATCAGTTTCATTGGGTGGATCATTTACTGCAACTAATATACTTGATGCGATTAAAACAGTGGACGGATCTGGTTCAGGATTAGATTCAGACTTATTAGATGGTCAATCCAGTGCATACTATCGCATTAATATCTATGATGCCTCGGGGACATTGCTTAACTGATGGTTATGATTGTTAAACCCAAACGCAGCGAAACCTCTGGCGCTCCTTCGTCGGGAGATCTAGAAGCAGGCGAACTTGCAATTAATCTTGCAGATGGACAACTGTTCTCAAAGAAAACAGATGGTACCATAGTGCAGTTACTGAGTTACGATGCAGATTTATTCTTAGTGCCAGAGACGGTTGACCTTGGTTTGGTAACAGATTCTTCAACGACTGCTACCAGAGATATTGGCACGATAGCATAATAAATATGCATAAAAGGAACATATATGGCAGTAGCATCAAGACAAGGATTAATTGATTATTGTTTTCGTAGATTGGGATTCCCAGTTATCGAGATCAACGTCGACGATGATCAAGTTTCCGACCGCATAGACGATGCGCTGGAATACTTTCAAGAATACCACTTCGATGGTGTCGAGCGTGTTTATCTCAAGCATCAGATAACAGGCAATACAGTTAAAGTTTCTGGATTTACGGCGAATAGTTTCGAAGTTGGTGAAAACATCACAGGATCGACTTCAGGAGCGACTGCTAAGATAGTCGAAATTTCATCTTCTAATACAATTATTACCGATAAGACAACGGGAACATGGGTCGCCAGCGAAACTATTACAGGCGATGTTTCAGGTCACACAACGACACTCGCAACAACAGGATTTTATACTGCTGGCGACATGGACAACGAATACATTGAAGTAACCGATAGTATTCTTGGCGTTGCAAGTATGTTTAGTTTTTCGAACGCTAACAGCGGTGCTGAAAATCCCAATAACATTTTCAATCTGCTCTATCAGTTTAGACAGAACGATATGTGGAACTTGCTCAACACAGACCTGATTTACTATGCACAAGTTAAGACACACATGTCAATGTTTGAGCAACTCTTCCCAGGAAAAAGATCTATTAGATTTAACCGCAAGATGAATAAAATTTTCATCGATGTTAACTGGCGCGAAGTCTTCGATCCTGGCGACTACGTTTATTTTGATTGTTATCGTATTCTCGATCCTAACACATATACAGAAATCTACAACGATATGTTCTTAAAGAGATACGCTACTGCGTTGATTAAACGTCAGTGGGGTGAGAACATGAAGAAATTTTCCGGCATTCAACTTCCTGGCGGCGTAACTCTAAATGGAATGGAGTTATATCAAGAAGCGATTACAGAAATTCAGCAAATCGAAGAAGAAATGCAATCGAAACGGGAACTCCCTGTAGACTTTCAGGTGGGGTAAGATATGCCCACGAACTTCTACTTTCAATCTGGTAATACTTCTGGTACTACTAATGAACAAAGACTCGTCGAGGATTTGGTCATCGAGAGTATGAAGATCTATGGGCATGATGTTTATTACTTACCCAGAATTATCGCAGATGAAGATCCTATCCTTGGTGAAGATCCACTTTCTTATTTTGATCAATTCTATCCGATCGAAATGTATCTTGAGGATGTGGATGGATTTGCAGGGGAAGGTGATCTATTCACTAAGTTCGGGTTCGAGTTTAGAGCGCAAGCAACTTTCGTAGTTTCTAAAAGAAGATGGGAAGAGGGTGTTGCAAACCAAACAGACACATTACAATTGGCAGAGAGACCTGCCGAGGGTGATCTTCTGTTCTTTCCTAAGACAGGAACATACTTCGAAATTAAATATGTCGACTTCTTGAATCCATTTTATCAACTTGGAAAAATTTATGTCTATAAAATGACATGTGAAGTCTTCGAATACAGCAGCGAGCGTTTCAATACTGGCGATTCTACTGTTGATGCTATCGAAGATAATAGAACTCTTGACGAATTCAATTTCAATGTGACCACACAGAGCGGTGATAATATCTTGACCAGTTATGGCGACGCGATTGTTCTGCAAAATTACTCTGTGGTTGAAATCGATACTCAGGCAGACAACGAAGAGTTCGATGATGAAAATACTGCGGATGGTATACTAGACTTCACTTCTATTAATCCGTTCGGAGAATTATAATGTTTAAGGGACAAACGTTTTACCATCAACACATCAGAAAAGCGATCATCGCATTCGGAACTATTTTTAACAACATAGTTATCGAGCGCAGGAACTCATCCGACGAGATTGTTCAATCGTTACGTGTTCCTTTGTCATATTCACCGAAACAAAAATTTCTCGCCAGAATAGATGCAGTCTCGACTGCAAATCCTGCTGAAGCAGCGATAACACTTCCGCGAATCGGATTCGAGATTACAGGATTAAATTATAGTCCTGCTAGAAAGATAAGTTTGCTGACGAAGAATCGTGCAGTTGGAGAAGGTGATTCGGCGAACCAACTAAGAACACAGTTTACTAGCACACCATACGATATGACTATTTCCATGTTCATTATGGCGAAGAACCAAGATGATGGTTTGCAAATAATCGAGCAAATTCTCCCGTTTTTCAATCCAGATTTTAATGTTACTATCAATGACATTCCAGAAATGGGTATTAAGCGCGATTTGAAAATTAATCTGGACAGTGTTTCTTTTACTGATGATTACACTGGCGATTACACTCAACGAAGAACTTTAATTTGGGATTTGACTTTCACGCTGGGTCTTAACTTCTATGGTCCTGTTACACGTCAAGGTATCATTAGAACTGCAATCGCAACTGCATATGACGAACCGAAGTTGACATCTACCAGTGCTATTACAACTGAGGTCGGCACGAAATACACAGTAACAACAGACCCAGCAGATGCCACACCAGAAACTGGTCAGTGGGATTATATCGAGACATTTGAGGATGTTTTTAGAGATGAGTAATTATGACAAACTAGACTCTATTTTTGGAACACATATGAATTTAATTCCAAAAGAAGAGAATTTACCGGAAATACTCGAACCTGAGATTATCTCCACCGGAGATGACATCGAAGACGACTATCAGGTTGCGAGAAAAAAATTAAACGATCTGATTGATAAAAGTCAAAAAGCATTAGATGGTGCGCTCAATGTTGCACTCGCGAGCGATAGTCCGCGAGCATATGAAGTCGTCGGGCAGTTGATCAAAACTACTGGCGATACTGCCAAAGATCTTTTGGATCTACAGGCAAAAAAGAAAAAATTAAAAGATTCTGATGGTAAAAATCAAAACATAGAAACACAAAACAATATTGTGTTTGCTGGAAGCACACAGGATTTACTAAAAGCATTGAAGAGCGAAAGAGAAAAAATTATAGATCATGAGTGATACATCTTATCATGGTAATATCAATCTAAAATCGATTGGTCACCAACATACTTTCACCACAGAACAACTCGAAGAAATCTTGAAATGTCAGGACGATCCGATCTATTTCATAGAGAACTATTGTCAAATTGTTACTCTTGACCACGGTCTACAGTTGTTCAAGTTATATGATTGTCAGAAGAGAAAGGTTCGCCACATCTTAGACAATCGTAAGGCGATTCTTATGGAGGGTCGTCAGCAAGGTAAAACAATTACCTCTGCCGCATGTATCCTGTGGTATACTCTCTTCCAAGAAAACAAAAACGTAGCAATCATGGCGAACAAGACTGCGGCTGCTCGCGAAGTTATGAACCGCTACCAAGGCATGTATGAGAATCTTCCTCTGTGGATGCAACAAGGTGTTCGAACTTGGAACAAGGGTGACGTAGAATTAGAAAATGGGTCCAAGGTATTTACATCTGCAACCACTACCAGCGGTATTCGTGGTAAGTCGGTCAACTGGTTGTATATCGACGAAGCGGCGATCATTCCGAATACTGTTGCAGAACAGTTCTTCGCCTCTGTTTATCCTACCATTTCTGCAGGTCAAACGACTAAGATCCTGCTAACCTCCACACCTCTGGGGTATAATCACTTCTGGAAATTCTGGAACGAGGCAGAGAAGGGACAGAATGGATTTGAACCAATGTTTATTCACTATTCTGAAATCCCAGGAAGGGATGAAGAATGGGCAGAAGAACAATTAAAACTCCTTGGTGAAGTCAAATTTAACCAAGAAGTTATGTGTCATTTCTTGGGATCTAGCAATACGCTGATTAATGCCAGAACACTAGGGAATATGAGTTCTGTAGATCCAATCTATGTCAATGATGGTTTGGATATCTTCGAGGAACCACGTGAGGGTAGAACATATGCGATGACAGTTGACACTGCTAGAGGTATCGGCGGCGACTATTCAGCATTCGTAGTTCTAGATGTTACTGAAGTGCCATATAAGATGGTGGCAAAATATCGAAACAATAAGATCGCTCCACTTCTATTTCCGAATATTATAAATAAAGTGGCAAGGGATTATAATACAGCGCATGTTCTGATAGAGGTTAATGACATCGGGCAACAGGTCGCCGACATTTTACATAGTGAATTAGAATATGATAACATTTTAACTACAGCAAAGGATACCAATAAACAGTATTTGTCTCCTGGGTTTGGCAAAACAACACAATTCGGTGTTAAGATGTCAAAACAAGTTAAGAGGCAAGGTTGTTTTACATTTAAGTCTTTGCTAGAAGAAAATAAATTATTAATTTTTGATGCAGATACTATCAGCGAGTTGTCAACTTTTATTGAGAAGGCTGGGAGTTATCAAGCAGACGAAGGTTATCATGACGACCTTGCAATGTGTCTGGTCTTATTCGGTTGGTTGACCACTAATACATATTTTACAGATTTAACAGATATTAATATTCGTGAGAAGTTATATGACCAACAAATGAAGCAGATTGAACAAGAACTAACTCCTTTCGGAATCGTCGCTGACGGAACTGAGGAGGAAGCGTTTGTTTTGGGTGGTGATTATTGGAAGGTAGACACAGAGTCGACTCCTAAAATATGGTAATTTATAAATAAAAGTAGTAAAATCTAGGTAAGATTTTTAACTCAAGGAGAAAATTATGGCTTTTCAGTTATCACCTGGAGTCCAGATTCAAGAGAATGACCAGACAAACGTAGTTCCGGCGGTTTCTTCGTCGATCGGCGCATATGCTGGTTACTTTCTTTGGGGTCCAGTAAACGAGGTTCGTACGATTACCTCGGAAAATCAACTTGTCTCGACCTTTGGTCGTCCTGGCGAAGACCAGCAGGGGACACCCGTCAACAACACAGTAGACTTCCACTCTGCAGCCAACTTCTTGGCATACGCTGGAAATCTCAAAGTTGTTCGCGCAGTTGGAACTTCAGCAAGAAATGCTGTCGGCGAAGGAACTGCTCCTAAGATTGACAACGATCTTGACTACGATGAGAATCACGTATCAGGTTCGAACAGCGTTGGTCTCTGGGCAGCTAAGTATCCTGGTGCGCTCGGTAACTCGCTTCTGGTTGGCATGATCGACGTTGCTGGTTTCACTGGTTGGACTTATGAAGGTCAGTTCGGTGTTGCTCCAGGAACATCAGATTATGCGGTTGCGCTTGGCAACTCGGCAGCAGACGACGAACTGCACATCATCGTCGTTGATGAAGATGGTGTGATCACTGGTACTGCTGGAACAGTTCTCGAAAAGTTCGCGAATGTCTCGAAGGCACGCGATGCTAAGGGTTCGAACGGCGAGAGCATTTACTACAAAGATGTGATCAATGCTAATTCCAAGTATATCTACTGGATGGACCATATCACAACTGAAGGTACCAGCGGCACAGACTTCGAAGCAACATCGGGTACTGTGATTGCATGGGGTAATACTGTTCCTGCTTCTGGTATTGCTTTCTCGAACATGATCGATGCTTCTGGTTACGAAGCAGTTTCGCTTGGAAGTGGTATCGACGACGATCCTGCTGATGGTGATCTCTATGCTTCTGGTTCAGGTTATGGTCTGTTCACAAATAAGGAAGAAATCGAGATCGATCTTGTCATCACTGGTAATCACTCGACGACTGTTTGCCAGAATGTTATCGATAACGTCGTTCTTGGTCGTAAAGACTGCGTTGCGTTCGTTTCGCCGGAACTTGCAGATGTTCAGAATAATGCTGGTTCGGAAGCTGATGACGTAGTTTCTTACTTCGAAACTCTTGCTAGATACAACTCGTATACTGTTGCCGACTCAGGTTGGAAGCGTCAATACGATAAGTATAACGACGTATACATCAATGTTCCTCTGAACCCAGATGTTGCTGGTCTCTGCGCTCTTACAGACAGAACCAATGATGCTTGGTGGTCACCTGCTGGTCTGAATCGTGGTGCAATTCGTAATGCAGTAAAACTGCTTTACTCACCAGGACAAACAGATCGCGACACCCTCTATGTTGCGGGTATCAACCCAGTGGTCAACCTCTCAGGTCAGGGTATCGTTCTCTTCGGTGACAAAACTCTACTGAGAAAACCATCGGCATTCGATCGCATCAACGTTCGTCGTCTGTTCCTCATCCTTGAAAAGTCACTAGGAACTGCTGCTAAGTTCCAGTTGTTCGAATTCAACGATGCGTTCACTCGTTCGCAGTTCCGTTCGATGGTTGAACCATTCCTCCGCACTGTCCAGGGTCGTCGTGGTATTTACGACTTCCGCGTAGTGTGCGACGAATCAAACAACACAGGCGAAGTTATTGATCGTAATGAGTTTGTTGCAGATATCTACATCAAACCTGCTCGTTCAATCAACTTTATCCGTTTGAACTTCATCGCAACCAGAACTTCGGTTTCCTTTGAGGAACTCGGTGCGTAATAACCCTATAAATAGATAAAGTTAGGAGAAATCTAAATGGATATTTCAAAGTTTAAGGGGTTACTTGGTGCTGGTGGTGCTAGACCGAATCAATTCAGAGTGTTTCTAAACTTCCCCGCGTATGTCACATCGCGTCCGAACCAAGAAGCATCTCTGTTGGTTACTGGCGCAGCGGTTCCTGCATCGAATGTTAACCCAACTCTCGTTCAGTATCGTGGTCGCGAAGTGAAACTCGCTGGTGAGCGTATCTTCGATCCGTGGACAGTCACTATCGTCAATGATACTGACTTCTCCCTTCGTAGACCAATTGAAGAGTGGATGAACGGAATCAATGATCGCACTGAAAACACAGGTATTCTAACACCTGCTGATTATCAGATCGATCTTGCAGTCGAGCACCTCGACCGCAATGATGAAATTCTTCAGACGTACCTTCTTAGAGATGCATTCCCGATCAATCTTTCTGAAATTGCTCTTCAGTATGCTCAGAATGATATCATCGAAGAATTTACGGTGACATTCCAGTATCAGAATTATGATGTTGCTGGTTAAACTATAAAAAGAACTTAAAGTATGGAAATTTTTGGTTATAAAGTTGAAAAGTCTAAGGGTGCTACGACCGAGAAATCGTTCGTGGCACCTACAGACGATGGTGGCGCAGAGGTTATCAAGGCAGGTGGTTACTACGGTACTTATCTAGACCTTGATGGCACTGCACAAAATGAAGCGGAACTGATTAAACGGTATCGTGACATCGCTTTTATGGCAGATGTAGACACTGCGATTGAAGATATTGTTAATGATGCCATCTCAAATCTTGATGATGAAAAACCAATTGAAATTAATTTAGATGAATTACCATATTCAGATGCCATAAAGAAAAAGATTCGCGAAGAGTTTGAATATGTTCAAAGACTCTTAGACTTTAATCTTAGAGCGCAAGATTTCTTTCGCAGATGGTATATTGACGGTCGTCTATATTTTCACAAAGTTATTGATACTGCCAATCCCAAAAAAGGTATCACTGACATTAGATTTATCGACCCAAGAAAAATTAAATTTGTTCGTGAAGTTAAAAAAGAAAAAGATCAGAATACTGGTGTCGAGTTCGTAAAATCAATTGAAGAATACTTCATCTATAATGATAAGGGTATTATTCAGGATAGATCTTACAATCCAGTCGCCGGAACTAGCGCATCAATGAAAATTACCAAAGATGCTGTTTGCTACGTTCCATCTGGTCTAATGGACCAAGATAAAAACATTACGTTGTCATATCTACATAAAGCAATTAGACCAGCGAATCAGTTGAGAATGATGGAAAATGCGGTTGTTATCTACCGTATTTCTCGTGCTCCTGAACGCAGAATCTTTTATGTGGATGTCGGCAACTTACCGAAGATTAAAGCGGAACAATACCTAAAGGGTATTATGGATCAGTATAGAAACAAACTGGTCTATGATGGTGCGACTGGTGAGATTCGAGACGACAAGAAATTTATGTCGATGCTTGAGGACTTCTGGTTGCCTCGTCGCGAAGGTGGTCGCGGCACCCAGATTGATACTCTTCCAGGAGGTCAGAACCTCGGGCAGATTGAAGATGTTGAGTATTTTCAGCGTAAATTATATCAGGCGTTGAATGTTCCTATTTCTAGATTGCAACAGCAAGGTGGATTAAACTTTGGTAGAGCATCGGAAATTAACAGAGACGAATGGAAATTCACTAAATTTATCGCGAAACTTCGTCGTCGATTCTCTCAATTATTTGATAATCTGTTAAAGACTCAACTTATTCTTAAAGGTATTATCAAAGAAGAAGATTGGAATCAGATTAAAGAATTGATTCAATATCGTTATGCGACTGACGCATTTTATACAGAATCTAAAGAACAACAGATTCTTCAGTCTCGTATCGAGATTCTTAATGGTGTTGCCAATTATATTGGTAGTATGTATAGTAAAGAATATGTTCAGAAAGAAATTCTTAAGTTGAGCGACGAAGAAATCGCTGAGATAGAGAAACAGATTGCTGCCGCTGCTCCACCACCGGAAGAGGATAATCCTCCCACAGAAACTGGTAATCAAGCAGAAGAGCAAATTCCTGAAGATGCTATAGATGGAGATGATTAATGAGTGACGATATTAAAAACTTAATAAATAACATAGAATTGGGCAACATGACAGATGCGAACGAGACCTTTGGTCTTGTTATGGCGAACAAAGTCGCTGATATTTTAGCAGGCAAACGAGTAGAAGTTGCACAAAATATGTTTAACGGAGAGAACCCAGATGGCGAAGAGATTCAAACAGATAGTTGAAGAAACACTCGACCTAATCGAAGGTCGAATGAACCAACTTGCTATGGATATGGACGAACTCAGCGATAGCGAGTTTAAGGCAAAGCACAAAAAATCCAAGCAACACATGTCAACTGCTTTGAACAAACCCATCAAACCCTCTAAGGAAGAGCAGGTTGACGAAGAAGTCGAGCAGGTCGACGAGGGCGAAAGAGCCAAGGAAATGCAAGCTGGTTGGGAACTTCTCCGCAAGAGAAAGAAAGACAACGAGAAAGCAGTCAAAGATATGAAGGGCATGGCACCTCATATGAAGAACCCTGCTCTTGGCGAAGAAGTCGAAGAACTCGACGAACTCTCACAAGACAAGTTGATGCAGTATCGTTCAGCTGCTAAGAAACAAGGTACTGGCATTCAGGACAGAATGAAAGTCGGCGGCGGTGACTGGTCAAAAGATGGTAAGGATACCAAGACTCTGAAGAAGAGAATGTCTGGTTATAAGATGGCAGGACGTAAGGTTAATCCAGGACTTGCTGCTACTGCTGGTAAAGCACCTCGTGTTGCTGCCAATGAAGAAGTCGAGCAACTTGACGAGATTCTTCCTGTAGTTGCAGCCGTGGCAGGCAGAGCATTAGCAACACGAGCCGTTGGTGCCGGTGCAAGTGCTATGACAAAGCGAGTTGCAGGTGCGGCAGGCAGTTATGCTGGCAAAAAACTTGCAAATAAAGTTACAAGCACAAATACAAGCACAAATACGACAAAGGAAGAAGTTGAGCAAGTCGATGAAGGACTCGGGGGAGCATATCGTTATAATCAAATGATGAAAAGAAAAAGAAATGAGTATCAAGGAATGGTCAAAAAGCACCAGGATGCTGGACATGATCTTAAAACTGCTACGAATAAAGCATCACAAGAATATGATGCTTTGGAAGCCAAGCGCAGAAAAAATGCTCGACCTTTACCACAGACACGTGATTTAATGAAGATGTCAACGGATGAACTGAAGCGCCTTCAGAAGAAAGAATCGCTAGAAGTCAAACCCATTAAACTAACCAAGGGTTGGGGTGACGGTGGCAAGTCTATGAAGACTAATAAAAACAAACTTGTTGGAAACCAACATAAAATTGATGCGAATGATGACGGTAAAATTTCTACAGATGACTTTAAGATTTTAAGAAATAGAAATAAAGCAAGGAATCAGTAAAGGATTAACGTATGGCAACTGTCACTGTATTAAAGTTGACCCAAGTACAGGGTGTCGTTAAAGTGCGTGGCACTGGCAGTGGTACGATTGCTCTTGCTACTACTCTTAAGAAGGCATCTGAAACTCAAAGTTCCCCCACGGCAAACATTCGTTCAATTCACTGGACTTGCAGTAATGGAACTGAAGCAACTGTCTCTAGAAATTCCGAGGTGCTTTGGTATCTCAACGGCGAAGGCGATATGGAATTCGCAGGTTGGTCAGATAACGAGGAAAATGGTTCAGATGTAATAGTAGATTTTGGTGCTGGAACTGGTTCGGTGGTTGTCGAACTAACTAAGGTCTCTGGTTATGGTCCTCAGCAGCACCAGAATCAAGGAGATCTAGGATAATGAAACTTATAACTGAAACGAACACCAATGTAAGATATCTCACCGAAGAAAAAGGTGGCAAGAAAAACCTATACATTGAAGGTGTTTTTCTACAAGCAGATGTGGTCAATCGCAACAACCGTAAATACGATCCAAACATTATGGATAAAGAAGTAAATCGCTATATGAAAGAAGCGGTTGAAAATAAGAGAGCATTCGGTGAACTCGGTCACCCCGATGGACCACAGATTAATCTCGATCGTGTTTCTCACATCATTACGGAACTTCGTCGTGAAGGTAATAACTGGATTGGTAAAGCGAGAATCACTGACACACCAATGGGCAACATTGCACGTGGTCTCATCGAATCTGGAGGACAACTCGGGGTTTCTTCGCGTGGTCTTGGATCATTAAAAGAGGGTAAAGATGGTGTTCAGTTGGTTCAGGATGACTTTCACCTGTCAACTGCTGCTGATATCGTAGCAGATCCATCAGCACCAGATGCGTTTGTCAATGGTATTATGGAAAATAAAGAATGGGTAATTGTGAATGGTGTTTGGACAGAACAAAATTGTGATTCCGCCAAGCGGCACATCAGAAAAGCATCTAGAAAGCAGTTAGAAGAAGCAAAACTGCAGGTGTTCGAAAGATTCTTGAAAAATCTTTCCAGAAAATAAAAATTTATAAATAAATGAATATGAGTTTCGAAACTTTAGGAGAATCAAATGAACGTAGAATCGAAAATTAGGGAGTTGTGGCAGAGCCCAAAGCAACTTTCTGAAGAAATTCTCGACGAAAAAGTAGCGGGTGATCAGACGCATCCGACACAGGGGTCGTCAAAGAAAGAGTCATCAGAAGAAATGCTAAAGGCAAAGCAATCAGAAGACAACTCAATTTCGTCAGCCGTAAGCGGCGATCAAACTCACCCAACACAGGGTTCTTCAAATGCTAACCCAGAAATGCATGATCTTTCGGGGTCGGACGACAAGGGTGGTTTGACATCACCAGTTGGTAAGAATGCATCTGCGAAGGCAAGCAAGACTGGTCTTAAGATGGGGGATGGCGCTGGCGAAGCACCTAATTTCACCGACGAAGAAGATCCAAGAAATGTTGTGATGCAGAAGACCTCTAAGGGCAACGTGCACCAGGAAGAATTCGATTCGGAAGACGACGAAGAAGACTACCTCGAAGAATCTGCAGATGAAGATGAAGATGAAGACGAGGATGAGGACGAGGATGTAGATATGGAAGAAGAATACGAACTAGATTTTTCGGACGATCTTGACACTCTTTTCGACGGAAACGAAGATCTGACTGAAGAATTTCGCGGTAAGGCATCTTCGTTGTTCGAAGCAATGGTAGTTGCTAGAGCAAACACCGAAATCGCTAGAATCGAAGAATCACTAATCAACGAATCAGTTGCTCTTATGGAAGAGTTTAAGGCAGATATCGTTGAGAAGGTCGATCAATATCTCAATTATGTTGTTGAGCAGTGGGTTGCTGACAATGAAGTTGCGATTGAAGATGGTCTGCGTGCATCAGTCACTGAGTCTTTCATTAATAGTCTCAAGGATGTGTTTGTAGAGCATTATATTGAAGTTCCAGAAGAGAAGTATGACGTGATTGGTGAACAAAATGCCATCATCGAAGAACTTCAAGCAAAACTGGACGAAGAATTTTCTGCTAAGGTAGAACTGCATGCTGAAAATATCGAACTTCAGAAAGAGTCAGTATTCGTTCGCGTCGCCGAAGACCTCGCGAGAACTGACGCTGAAAAGTTCGCTGATATTATCGCTGATGTAGAATTTGAGAACGCAGAATTATTTGAAGAGAAGTTGAATGTCATCAAGGAAAATTATTTCCCAAGACAGAAAACTGCTCTGGCCGAGGCATCACTCGATGACAATCTTGAAGAATCAGATCAGATTGAGAATTCTATGATTGCCAAGTATGCTGCTGCGATCAGCAATTCAGCAAAGTTTTAAAAGTCAATAATTTATAAATAAAAGAGTAAAGTTCTTTAATTAGGAGAAAAACGAAATGTTTCTTACCGAACAAATTCAAAAGAAGTGGGAACCTGTGGTTAACCACCCTGATCTTCCTTCAATCGCTGATCCGTACAAGCGTGCGGTCACCATGGCAGTTCTTGAGAACCAAGAAAAAGCCATGCGCGAAGAAAAGGCACTTATGGAAGCAACTCATGCCAACGCAACTGGTGCTTCCGTCGACAACTATGATCCGATTCTGATCTCGCTTGTTCGCCGTGCTCTTCCAAACCTGATGGCATATGACGTTGCTGGTGTTCAGCCGATGTCAGGTCCAACTGGTCTCATCTTCGCGATGAAGTCGCACTACTCGTCACAGACTGGCACTGAAGCACTCTTCAACGAAGCTGATACAGACTTCGCTGGTGGCGGCACACATGCTGGTTCGAACCCAGTTGACGGTACTTATACAACAGGTACTGGTGTTTCGACTTCGACTGCTGAAGGTTTCGGTGACTCGACAACTCTGAACGAAATGGCGTTCTCGATCGAGAAGACAACCGTAACTGCTAAGTCACGTGCTCTGAAGGCAGAATACACTGTTGAACTCGCACAGGACCTGAAGGCAATCCACGGTCTGGATGCTGAAGGCGAACTCGCCAACATCCTGTCGCAGGAAATCCTTGCTGAAATCAACCGCGAAGTTATCCGTACGATCTACAAGGTTGCTAAGACTGGTTCTGCTTCGACTGCTACTCCTGGCACTTTCGACCTCGACGTTGACTCGAATGGTCGTTGGTCAGTGGAACGTTTCAAGGGTCTGATGTTCAACATCGAACGCGACGCCAACGTGATCGCGCAAGACACCCGTCGCGGTAAGGGTAACTTCATCATCTGCTCGTCGGATGTTGCTTCTGCCCTCGCCATGGCCGGTAATCTTGACACGGGTGCTGCTCTTAACGGTGCTCCTGCTCTTAACGTTGATGACACAGGCAACACTTTTGCTGGTGTTCTTAACGGTCGTTATCGCGTGTTCGTTGATCCATATTCGGCAAACACTGGTGCTGCATCGCAGTTCTACGTTGTTGGTTATAAGGGTGCCAATGCTTATGACGCTGGTCTCTTCTACTGCCCGTATGTTCCGCTGCAGATGGTTCGTGCTATCGATCCGTCAACCTTCCAGCCGAAGATTGGTTTCAAGACTCGTTACGGCATGATCGCCAACCCATTCGTGGTTGACGGTTCGGGTAACACAGACGGTGATTCTTTCACTGCTGACCGTAACCAGTACTACCGTGCTGTTAAGGTTTCTAACCTGATGTAATCGATACCTCTCTGTTAGAGAGAGGGTTACTAAGAAACTGGGGAGAGCAGAAATGCTCTCCCTTTTTTCATTATAAATAGATTGCGGAGGAATACTATGGCAGTTTCTATATCAACAAACATAACAGAAGGAACTTGGGAAAACTCAAACCCGAGCGAACTTGATTATCTTAAACCAAATGGTTTTAAGTTTCAGATTCACAATCTTCCGAACGTGTCGTATTTTTGTCAGGCAGCAAATATCCCTGCGTTCTCGATCGGATTCACAGAAACTGATACTCCCCTCTCAAGATTGTACAATCCAGGAGAGAAACCCAGTTACGGAGAATTGATAATTCAGTTCCTCGTTCAGGAAAATATGCAAAATTATTTGGAACTATATAATTGGATGATTGGTCT